ACCGTATGGCAGACCTGGCACAAGAATTGATCGATGGAGACAACTCCATTGATGAGGCTCGTGCTGCAATCCTCGAAAAAATCGGAACCTCTCAAGTGGAACAGCCTATCCGTTCTACCGATGTCACTTCTAACGACCTCGGTCTTTCCAAGCAGGAGACTAAGCGTTTCAGCTTCCTCCGTGCCCTCAACTATCTGGCCAGCCCTGGCGATGCAAGCGCTCGTCGTGAAGCTGAGTTTGAGATTGAGGTTGGCATTGAGGCCGCTAAGAAGTACGACCGTTCCTCTAACGGCATCGTGGTTCCTAATGAGGTTCTGCGCCGCGACTTGAACGTCGGTACTGCTACCGCTGGCGGCAACCTTGTTGATGATGTTCTGCTTTCCGGCAGCTTCATCGACCTGCTGCGTAACAAGCTTGCACTATCTGGTGCAGGCATGACCACGCTGAGCGGAATCAACGGCAACATCTCAATTCCCAAACAGGGTTCCGCGGCAACCGCTTACTGGGTAGGTGAGGGATCTTCTCCGACCGAGTCACAGCAAACCATCGAGCAGGTGAATCTTTCACCCAAGACTTGTGGTGCTTTTGTTGATTACACCCGGAAGCTCCTTCTTCAGTCCAGCATTGACGTTGAGCAAATGGTGCGCAACGACCTGGCTGAGCAACTTGCTCTTGAGCTGGATCGTGTTGGTCTTAATGGTTCTGGTTCTTCAAACCAGCCCTTGGGCATCATCAACACCACCGGCATCGGCACTCAGTCGCTGACCAGCTTCGGAACCTTCGCCGAGTACATCGGAATGGAGACCGACGTCGCCGTTGCCAACGCTGATGCTGGCGCACTGCGTTACATCATCAATGCATCTGCTCGTGGCGCTCTGAAGAGCACCGAGAAGGCAAGCAACACTGCTCAGTTCGTTTACGAAAACGACGAGATCAACGGTTACCCCGTAACTGTCTCCAACCAGCTCGGCAACAACGACGCTCTGTTTGGTGACTTCTCGCAGCTGATCATGGCGATGTGGTCCGGCTTGGATCTGACTGTTGATCCGTTTGCTGGCGCTACTTCCGGCACCGTCCGCATCATTGCTCTGCAAGATGTTGACTTCGCCGTCAAGCAGCCTGGCGCGTTCTGCTTCGCTACCTGATTCGGGTAGTACTCATCGTTCTGACTCATGAAAGTTGAAATCTTGAGGCCAGTGATGATCCAAGGAAAGCCCGCTGATGCGGGCTCCATCCTGGATGTTGATGATGCTGACGCTGTGACTCTTGTGAGTCTTGGCAAAGCAATCGAACACAAGGCGGAAGCGGCCCCCGCCGAGGAGGAAGCTCCTTCTTGCCCACCCAAAAAGCCCACCACTCGCAAGAGGACTAAGGAATGAGCATTGGAAACACACGACGGACGCTAAGCGTCTTGTCTTTTGCGCCAAATGATGTTGTCACAGCGACTGGCAACGAGACTGGTGTTGATCTTCTCGATTTCGAGGGTGACATCACTTTGATTCTCGATGCTGAGGCTGGCGGCTCTGGCATCACTTATGCGGTAAAGGTGCAGGATTCTGCGGACAACAGCTCTTTTGCTGATGTCACGGGTGCTGCTTTTACGACCACGACTGCTAACACTGCGCTCGTTGAAACCCTTACGGTTAACACCGACGAGATCAAGCGTTATGCGCGTGCTGTTATCACCGTTGCTGGTGGTACTGGTGCAGGTGCTGTAAGCGTTACCGCTTTGGGACGCAAGAAGTACAACTGATCCTGATTCATAGCCCTCGCATTCGCGGGGGCTTTTTGTATGACTCTTTCTTTCACTGAAGACCTAGACGCTTTTTTTGATACGCCGGGATTCACAGTGCCAGTCGTCTTTGGCTCAACAACAAGCGTTGGCTACTTTGAATCCCCAAACGAGATCATTGCTGACGGAGTCGTGCTGACCACTGATTATGCAGTTGTGGTCAAAACTTCTGATTTTTCTGCGGTCACGCGAGGAGACACGGTAACCGTTGAAGGTGCTGATTACACCGTCAGAGAGCCAATGCTTTTGGACGACGGTAAAATCATGCGCATCATGCTTATGAAGGATTAAATATGACGACCAAGCGTGAAAACATCCTTTCTGCTATCGCCACTGCTCTTTCAGGCACATCGGGAGTAGGCACAAGAATTTATAGGAGTCGGGTAGAGCCTTTGAGTCGGGCTGAGTCTCCTGCGATCGTAATTGAGCCAGTTAGTGACACTCCAGAGCAAAACACCAGCTTGCCGACTCTTGATTGGACTTTCAGGGTTCGCATCGTTGTCATAGAGCGAGCAACAGTGCCTGACCAAGCGGCTGATGACACGATTGAAAGTTTGCATTCAAAAATCATGGCCGACCTTACTCTTGGTGGTCATGCGATTGACGTAGAGCCAGCAACTACAAGTTTTCAGTTGCTTGAAGCAGATGAGCCAGCGGGTGTGATTTTTTGCGAATACGACATTCGTTACCGCTCGCAGGTTGGTGATTTAACTCAGTAAACAGCCGGAGCTACGCTGAACCTAACCACCTTCTGCACTTACCATGTTGGATGAACACACAGGTTATGGCGGAACTTATCTGCTGGATCCTGAAACTGGCGTACGCACCCTGATTCAGCGGACGCAACCACCACAACCGTCACAGGAACAATCTGATGGCACTGCTACTCCGCAAACGACTGATCGTCATCGAGACGGAGTCGAGCTACGGGACGGATCCGACTCCAGACGGGGCCGACGCCGTTCTAGTAAGGGATCTGACAATCACTCCTCAAAGCAGTGATGTTGTCAGCCGCGACCTGATTCGTCCTTACTTAGGCGCGTCTCAGCAGATTTTGACCAACACTCGTGTTGAATGCACTTTCAGCGTTGAGATGGCAGGGTCTGGCACTGCGGGGACTGCTCCGCAGTACGGCAAAGCACTTAAGGCTTGCGGCTTGTCTGAAACTGTCGCGTCTGGCACCAGCGTCACGTACGAACCTGTAAGTGCCGCTTTCTCTTCAGTAACCATCTACTACATGATTGATGGTGTTCGTCATAAGGCGACAGGCTGCAGGGGAACAGTTTCAATCAGCGCTGAGGTTGGTTCAATCCCTACGCTTGATTTCTCCTTCACGGGGATTTACAACGCCCCTGATGACAGCGCGCTGCTGACCCCTACTTATGCCAATCAGGATGACCCGCTGGTCTTCAAGAATGGCAATGTAACTGGCTTCCAGTTGCTTTCATACTCTGGGGCGCTGCAAAGCTTCTCCTTTGACTTGGGCAATTCCACTGTTTACAGGGAGCTTGTCGGGGGAACTAAAGAAGTTTTGATCACAGATCGTGCTGCTACTGGCTCTGTGAGCATTGAAGCGGTGACTATGGCGACAAAGGATTACTTCGCCTCTGCCGTCGACGATGACGCCGCTTTAGGCAATTTGGTCTTTACCCACGGCACTACGGCCGGAAACAAAGTCCAATTCACTTCAAGCAAGGTGGACATTGGCGATGTGTCTTACGGCGATTCAGATGGAATCGCAATGCTGGAGATCCCTTACACCTGTGTGCCTGACTCTGCTGCTGGAGCAGAATTTGATCTGGTTTACACCTAAGGGTTGGCCAGGTCGAACAAGGGGGATGCGGGAGCCTTTGCGGGCTCCCTTTTTTTGTGTAAGCTGAGCCAGCTTATGCCCTTATCTAATGGCTTTTGTTCGTAAAAAGGTTAAAACCTTCAAGTGGCCTGTCAAAGTCCAAGAGCCCAGTGACACCAAGCCAGGAGAGTTTGAAACATCTGAGTTTATTGCTGTATTTAAAAGAGTGGGGATGTCAAAGCTTCAGGATAGTGAGGTGGCTGACAATATCAGTTTGATCAGAAAAGTTCTTGTTGGATGGGAAGGGATTGTCGACGAGGATGGAGAAGAGGTTCCATTTAGCGATGAGGTGCTTGCAGAGCAGGTTGATGATGCTGACTGGATTAAAGCCGTGCTCAGCACTTATGCGGCAACTTACGCAGAGGCAGAAGCGGGAAACTAAAAGCAGCCGCTGCTTATTGGGCATCAGGTGATACCCCTGTCGAGGACAAGACAGGGGAAGATGCAGCGGCTTTTGGCTTAGAACTCCCAAAACCAAAACTAGAGCCAAAACAGTCAAATGACTTTGAGGTTTGGGAAGAGAACTGGGAAGCAGTAATGATGTTTTTGCGCATGCAGACCCAGTGGCAGGTGACCATGGGTGGCTTTGTTGGGTTGAGATATGAGGTTTTGCTGTGTTCCGGGGGCTTGTTTG